CGCTACTAATACCTATGGAACAGGAAAAATCATATGCCAAAATTACGCCCAATATTTAGCGGAAGGCGCTGTTGCTAACATCAAAAAGCAAGACAAAGTAATTCTTGTCAATTCCAACAAAGTATCGAACAGTAAGCGTATTATCGTAAGAGATTCTGCATACACAGACGCAACCGCATTCAAATCCGCAATGTCAGGAGTAATGCTCATCTACGAACTCGCCACACCAACAACCGAGCAAGCCGAGCCATACCAATCTCTGCAAATCTGCTCACCATACGGAACAGAGGAATACGTCACAACTGAAATTGTGCCAGTTGGACATTACACCAAGTATCCGACCGACCTTAAATCGATTGTCGAGAAGATTGCCGATGCACCGTCAGCGGACGGGACGTACACGCTTAAGGCTACGGTAAGTGGGGGCAAGGTGACGTATAGTTGGGAGAGTGCGAATGGATAAAGATATTATTATTGCAATCATTGCCATAGCAGGTGCGCTTTTTGGTGGGCAAGGATTTTGGTCATGGGTGTTGGCAAAAAACAAAGCAAAATCAAACGAGTCCAAGTTGCTCATGGGCATCGCTTATTCCAACATCATCCAACAGTGCGACAAATACATCAAGCGTGGATGGGTCGATGCGGACGAGTACCACGAATTATACCACTATCTATACAAGCCGTATCGCGATATGGGCGGAAATGGTACGGCAGAACGGCAGATGGAAATCGTAAAAGGACTTCCAACAGAAAGTGAGGCGAATAACATATGAAAGAATGGGCAAAAGCAGCACTGATTCGTGCAATCCGTACATGGGCGCAGGCATTTATCGCGCTCGTTCCAACAACCGCAATCGTATTAACAGACGTTAATTGGACAGTGACCATCTCCGGCGCGACGCTGGCAGCGATCCTGTCTGTCGTGACATCTATCGCGGGTCTGCCGGAAGTTGGATATGTGCCGGAGCTTGAGCGAGAGGACGACGACAGGTCCGACGATGCTCCGGAGAGAGAGGGCGGTGATGAGTGATGGCATATAAATATATCAAAGCTAAAAAGTGCTCATACGGAGCAAAACGAGACAAGAAAAAGGCGGTCAAATACATCGTCATCCACTACACTGGATGCTCCGGAGATACGGCGGTCAATAACGCTAAATACTTTGCAAACTACAACACACGCTCAGCTGGCGCTCACTTTTTTGTAGATCGCTCCGGCACGGTCGCGAAGTCCATCCCAATGAACCTGATCGCGTGGAGCGTGGGCGGATTCTTTACCAAAAAGAACGGAGCTGGCAGATTTTACAAATATTGCACCAATTCCAATTCCGTCAGCATCGAGATGTGTGACTGTGCGACAAAGTATCCATCAGATAAACAGATTAAAGCAATCAAAAAGCTGATTAAGTATATCCGTAAGTACTGCCCGAACGCAAAGACGGTCATCAGGCACTGGGACGTCAATGGCAAGAGCTGTCCGGCTCGTATGTCGGGCAAGGACAACGCCGAGTGGAAGCGCTTCCTGAAAGCCATCGGCGAATCATATAAGTAAATTATCTTTTTCACATTTTACTCTCCTTTGTTTAACCCCTGCGTCACTATGTGGCGTGGGGGTATTTTTGTTGGAATAGGATAGGCATAAAAAGGCAACTGTGACACCCACTGCGACACCCGAGCCTCCAATGCCTGTAAATACGGCGTTTGTCACCTGACTTTTAATCAGGTTGTCCGGGGTTCGAACCCCCGCACGCTCATAGCATGAAAAAGTGCCGAGAACCTAGCAAATACGGGCGATTCGGCACTTTTCTTTTTGCCTTCCGGCGAATATTTGTTCTGACACAAACGGATAAAAAAGGTACATTTGGGTACGCTTGGGTGGGACACCCGGCGGGACACCCTTAAGCGTCTTTTTGCTTCGGAACGGCACCCATCTGTTTGGCAGCCTGCAAGAGTGTATCATCATCCTGGTGGGTGTAGATGTTGGCTGTCGTCTGAATATCCGCATGTCCCATCAGCTTCTGGGCGGCACGGATGTCCACGCCTTTTTTCTGCAGGTCGGTGCAGAAGGTATGTCTTAAAAAATATGGTACAAAATCAGATGAGAGAGGGAACGGCGGAACGAGAGCGTTCTGCTCCACTTTGCACCCCATTGAGATATTAAGCTGACGCTTGAGGTTGGAAACCATTCGCCGATACGACGATTTGTCGTGCTTCTTTCCAGCGAGGTTTGGAGCGATGAGCGCAAATGGTTCTTTTTCCAATAGCTTTAGAAGCAATTCGGGCACGATCGGGACATATCGGTCAGAATTATGCGTCTTTGTTCCGCGAATGTGTAAAAGCCACATATCACCTTTTTTAATGACATCTGTCCGTCTGACTTCAGCTGCTTCAGACGGTCGGCACCCTGTGTAGAGCATCAGGAGAAAAAAGATAAAGCGCGGGTCTTTTTCGCAAACCAGCAAAAGATGCTTGCGCTCATGCTCGGTGATGGACCTGCGCGCGCCTTTCGTGCCTTTTGGCTTAATGAGATCATCGGAAGGGTCATAGCTGATAAGATGATTTTTGTAAGCAGTGCGGAAGACCAGTTTAATCTCGTTTGTCAATTTATCTAAGTAGCTTGCGCTCATATCGGCCTGCGATGATAGGATGCTTTGGAGCTCGATTGGCTTGATGCTTTTTATCGGCCTTTCTAAGATTGGAGTGAGCGCTTTATTCAGTCGCCACTTGATGTCTTCTTTGTATTTTTCCGATGCGTCAGCTTTGTAAGTATTCACGCTTTTTTTCACCCATTCTTTGACGGGCATGTTGCCAGAGATAACCACGCGCCCCTCTTCCAGGTCACGCTTTTTGAGCGCCATCTTTTCGTACAGTTCCTGCTCGGAATCTGCTCGAACCTTGTATCGCTTCCCATCAAATGTAAAAGATTTTTGATATTTGTATTTTTTCATGATATAATTCCCTCGTAAGCTAGTGGCTATCCCATTGGTTTACCCTTCAATCACTTCCCTCGAGTTTTAGCCTGGAAGCCGGCTCGAGGGATTTTTTTATTTATGGGTTTGATACTCGATTTCGTCAGCTGAAAGATTGGAGTCAAAGTCGTTTCGCCTGATATGATGGAGCGCATGCTCATATGCTTCCAGCTGACGTTCGTGCGTCAGATTTTTGTCTATGTATATGGTGTAACCGTCAGCGCATGGCGTGACGATTTCATTGATATTCGTTGGTAACTTTACCAAGTAAGTAAATATTCTATCCATCAGGGTTCGTCCTCTTAAAATCAGAAATCATCTGAGTAGCAAGCTTGAGTTGCTCAGGCGTTAAATGACGGCTTGCGTCCATAAGCTCGCGGAGTCCTGGATTCTCCAATAACTCATTTGCGATTTCTTTTGTTTTGTCGTTCAAGTAATACTGCTCTGAGTTTTGTTCTTCCATAATATCCACGCGCTTGCAGTTAAAGTAGTGGCAGAGCAGGTCGATCTTATCCATGCGCGGAACGCGGGTTCCGTTCATCCAGCTGGAGACTGTTGCTTTGCTTATCTTTAAATCTCTCGCGATGTCGGCTTGCGTCTTGTGATGTTCGTAAGCGATTCTTTTCAGATTCTTTCCAACGATTTTTCCGTAATATTTCTCATTCATAACGTGTCCTCCCTTCTTGTTTATTGTAAACTTTATGTATAAAAAAGTCTACAAAATGTATTGACAGTTTACATAAATGTAGACTATAATAGAGGCACGGCACGAAGGGAGGTGAACAAATGGCAAAGATAACTTTGCAGGCTGCGCGAGTCAACGCAGGTCTGACACAGGAGGAAATGGCTGAGAAAATGGGCGTTTCGAGAGCAGTTATCATCGCTTGGGAAAACGGTAAGACGCAGATGCGTCCGGCATATCTGTACGCATATTGCCACATCACCGGCTTTTCCGAAGATGATATTTTATTGCCTAAAAAGTCCACAGATATGTAGACAGGAAAGGAAGGGATAGTCAATGGCAACACTAAAAGCATTTATCGAGTCCGATTTTTGCACGGACGACACGGTTATTAAAGCCATTACGAATTATAAATATGGCGCTCCGCTTGTCAGAAAAGGCAGATGGTATGAGGATGCCATCTTAAAACTTTCCGACCGCGAAGTCACTTACATGGAGTGGGCAGATGGAATCGTGGAAGTCATCCTCGCGGATTAAGGCGGTGATTGGATGGAGATGAAAGATATCCGAAATGCATTAGGTTACTCGGATTCAATCAAATTCACAACGCAGGCGGAATTGATGCGGAGAATGGGCATTAAGAACAAGCAGAGCATCAAAAAGTACCTTGCCGGACTGGAAGCAGTCGACGGTAAATACTACCTGATTGCCGATGTGGCGAGGCGGCTCAAGCAACTGTGTAGACAGATGTAGATAAAACGGCTTACAAATTGCATATCGTTCAGCAGGGGTCATCGGCGCGACATTTCAAAAACCATTGGACATGGCGCGATCGGGCGCGTCGTTTATGTTTCTTCTTTCATTTTTTGTTACAGTAGGACTCCTTTTTAAAATCATGATACACAGCTCCGTGCGTCGGTGGCTCCTGTTGAGCGATATGCAGAAGGGAGAGAGTTATGTTTGGAGCATTGATTGGGATGATGGTTGCATCGGCAACTGTTGCCGTTCTTTTGGGAATCTTCTGGGGCGAGATTCGTCACTGGGAAGATAATTTGAGATAGGAGGTGAAAGGATGGGTATACGGTGGAAATTGATAGTTACACAAACAAGGATGTCGGCAGGCGAAAAACAGTTTGAATATAACGACAGTCTTATCTTTTACCATGACAATCTGGAAAGCATCTGCAGACTTGTAGACTCGATCGAGTCAGAGTTTGATGCGGACCATGTCAGATATGTCATCGAGAGCGAGGTGGTCGATAATGGCAAAGACTGATGCTTATGCGGTGTTCGAGGTCGAGTATAACAGCTTGGTTTGGGAGTTTCCGCGCAAACAGATGGCACTAGATTTTATCAGCACGATGCTAAATGCCGATGGTGACGCAGAATGCATCATGCGCAAGAAAATGGTGGAAGGTGGTGGCGAACATGCGGAGTAGTGATCCAGTACGAGACTTCCTGCGCCACGAAGCGGACCGCGAAGAAGAGTTAGAAGGTCTGCCGGAATGCGAACTGTGCGGCGAGCCTATTCAGGATGAAACGTGCTTTTGCATAGACGGGAACAAATACCACAAGAATTGCTTTATTCACGAATACGAATTTTATGTGGATGATTTGGAAGAAATTGATTTTTAAAAGATTGGAGGGTAAAAATGGCGAAAGTAATTGGCTGTATGGGCGAGTCCGGCAGCGGAAAAACGACCGCAATGCGGAATCTTCCACCAAACGAAACATTTTATATCGACTGTGACAAAAAAGGTTTGAATTGGAAAGGATGGCGAAAGCAGTATTCCAACGACAAATCAAAAGGCTCAATTAATTATTGGTGCTCGGATAACTTTTCCATCGTTTCCGGATTATTAAAACATATTGGCAACGATGACGAATATAAACACATCAAATATGTCGTGATTGACACACTTAATGGCCTGATGGTTGCGGAGGAGATGCGGATCCTGGCGATGCAGTCAGGGGATAAGCGGTCCGCGTGGAGCGATCTGGCACAGAATGGATGGGCATTAATTAACCAGTGTCTGGAGTTAAGAGACGACTTGACCGTCATTATCCTTTGCCACTCTGAAACCATCTCAGACGAGAACGGCATTATTCGAACGCGAATCAAGACCAATGGACGGAAGTTAGAAAAGCTCGTGCTTGAGTCCAAGATGACAACAGTGGTCTGGTCTGTGCGTCAGGACGGTAAGTATAAATTTATCCTGTCAGCTGACGGAAGTACTTGTAAAGTGCCAATGGATGCGTTCGAAAAGGATGAATGTGACAACGACATTATGATTGTGATTAAGGCATTAGAAGATTATTAATAACGAGAGGAGATAACTTTATGGCATTACCAACCTACGACAAATCAAAACGTAAGAAATCATTCGCACAGCTTCCGAAGGATGCTTATGTGATCGTGATCAAAAACGCAAAAGAGATGCAGAATAAAAAAGGTGGAAGCCGTCTGGACATCACTTTTGATATCGCAGAGGGTGAATACAAAGACTATTACATGCAGCAGTATCAGAACAATTCCAATGAGGATAAGAAATGGTCGAACGACGCCATCTTCCGTATCAATATTCCTTCCGACGGATGCCAGCAGTACGTCTGGGACAACTGGAATACATTTTTTGCTGACTTGGAAGATTCTAACAATGGATTCGTTTTTAAT